CACTTTCTCTCAATGTCATTTCCTTTGCAGCCTCAACGATAGCACCTAATGTGTTTGCAACCTCTGTCATATCAGATTGTCTTTTCATTTGGTCTTGGAAAGTGTTGTAAGTAGAAATAATTTCTAAGAAGTGTTTTTTAACTTCATTTGATAATTTTCTATCACCACCTAAGCTTTCAGCTATGCTGAATTTACCATTAACTATCTTTACTTCTTTCAAGTTAGTCTTACGGATATCATTATATGCCTTAGCTACAGTAGTACCTTTGTTACCTTCTACTGTTAAAGTCATCTTATTGTTATGAACATAATCGTATATGTCAAATGGTTTCTTGCTCATCTTATGCTATTTCAGTTATTATTTCTCTCATTAAATCCTGTGCTTTGCAGTAATCACCACAAACATCAGTTCCTATTTGTTGTAAACCTCTATTAACAGATTCGTTTACAGGCACCATAAATGCACCATGTGTAGATGGGTTAGATACAAAATCCCAACCAATCAATTCAAAGTCATCCTGAACCTTTACTTTACCTTCGCCGATATTAGTTACCGAACCCATACCTCTTGATGAGATACCTAATAGGATACCAGCTTTTAATAATTCTTTTAAGATGTTACCAGATGGTGTTGGTAGAATTTCTACTGTACCACAAAGGTCATCCCCTTCCCAATGAATTTCTCTTACATTATGAGATACGTTCTTTAAATTAATTACAGTAGAATCTGGATGGTCTAATTCACCTAATGCTCTACGTTCTTTAATTAGTACTTCGTATTTCTTAGCCTCTCTCATTAAGATTTCTCTAGGATATACTCTACCATTTTGGTTTTCAGCAGATGCTCTTTGTAGAATACCTTTTACTAAGGTTCTTCCTCCTTCATCTTCATTTACCTTACCTTCGAATAGGTTTGTTTCTATTAAGAGTGATTTCATTTTATATTCTTATTTTTTAGATTCCATTTTACTTTTAATCTTAGAAGTAATAGTACCTAATTGAGATTTATCCATACCCAAACTATCAACTATTTGTGCTAACAATTGTAATTTTTGAGTAGGGTTTAACTTTGCATCTTTAATTTTATCAATAGCTTGAGATAATTTCATTTTAATTGCTGCTGGTATTGTAGCAGTTGGTAATTCGGTAGATACTGATTCTACTTTATATTCTTCTCCATCAACTTCAAAAGAATCATCTCCTTCTTCTTTTGCTTTAGAAACAGCTGCTCCAAAAGCATTACCTTCATTCTTTTCACCCTTACCATTCCAAGCAGAATCAATTTTGTTAAAGAAAGCTTTCTTTTCTTCATCTGACATTGCATTAATATCTTTACCTGCTTTATCTAAAGCTTTTTGAAAGAATGCTTGATATTCAGATTCTTCTACCATCACTTCCTTAACTAATTCTTTTAGTCTTGATTTTGTAATTGATGCGTTCATATTATAATGTTCTTATTTTTTCTGAAAGATTCATTAACCTTTCTTTTATCTTATGTAAACTCTTATTTGTTCTTTTATAGTAATCTCCTCTCTTAACTCCATTCTCATTCTTTATCTTAGAATACCAGTTAACAAATTTCTCTACCTCACCTAATTGTTGTTTGATAGATGTTATACCCTTACTCATTTTAGATTTAGGAGAACCTTCTTCTTTTTTAATTGCTAACCAACGATTTTCTGCTAAATGTAATCCATCTTCAGCCAATTCCATACCACTAACATCCGCAATCTCACCATCCTTAACATCTTTTACTGCTACTTCTTTTGGCTTTTCTTGCTTTAAGTTTAATACATCCTCACCAACAACAATTGCTCCAGATAATTTAGCTAATTTAGCGTTTTTACCAGCAACTTCGGATGGTTTTGAAAATGGTGCACCAGCACTACTTGTTATTCCTTCTTCTAAATCATCAACAACCTCACCACCAGTTACGTTAGCTAATCTTTTATTTTTCTTTGCAGTTTGACCAGGTTTAGAAAATGCAGCTGGTGTATCATATCCAGCAATTGCACCAGTTACGGTCATTTCTTCCAATTCCTTTTCGGATTGGATTTCCTTAACCATTGTTCTGATTATTTCTTTTAGTCTATTTGACATTTATCTTTGATTTTAATTCTTTGATTAACTCATAAGAAAGCATAATAGATGAAACTTGGTTATCAGATATAGATTTACCCATTTTCATTTTCTCTAAAACAGAAATAGTTTCAGATAATTTGATTGTAGTAACTTTGTCTTGAATTTTTAATTTGATAGATTTTAGTTCAGATACAATATTTGGTAATTCTACTGAAAGGTAGTCTTTAAATTTAGATGTGTTTGAAATATTGTTTATATATTCCTTTAATAAATTCTTTTGTTTTGAATCTAAATTTGTATATTTTTTATTGAATGTCTCAACAAGAATCTTATAGGTTAATAATCTTAGGTCTTTATCTTGTTGTTTATATGATTCAATTAATTTGTTATCTTCTATTTTGTTAGTTTTAGTAGAAGGTCTAGCTATAATGTTTTCAATTAGGGTTACCTTTGAATTGAATACATCTTTAATATCATAGTTTTCGGATTTTTTAGATTCAAACACTTTATATATTGATGCCAATACTTTATAATTAGTAATTGGTGATGAAAGAAATTGCTCTAATTCAAACTTTTCATTAATTTGTTTGATAAGATTATACTTTTCTTTTGATAACTTAATCTCATTTAATTTAGAATGAGCTTGAGATACAGTATCTACAAACATTTCGGCTTTTGATTCCGAATTGTATTTTTCTTTTAATAGTAAATCATAAAGACGTAATTCCTTATTTAATTCCGTACCTGCGGCGAAGAATTCTCTTACTATGTTTTTTGCGTTCTCAGTTTTGTCCCCATTAAGTACCTCTAATGTTATTTGTCTTACTAAAAGCTCAAATAGCACTCCAGTATTCTTAACTTTGGAATGTTTTATTTTTTTCATTTATTACCCTATGTTTAACCTACGTCTATAAACTAACACATATAAATATAAACTTTTTAATGTTTATTAAAATTTAGTGTCATCTAATATGTTTTTTTCATCTAAAAGACCTGATTTTTCACTTAAAATCTTCTTTTTTGCTGAAATTCCATTAATATATTCTTTTGCAACTCGTTTATTTGATTCAAATGCACGAGTTTCTCTTTTTCTTTCTTTCTCATTTTCTTTATTTCCCAATGGGTCTCTACCTAATGGATGTTTATCTTTACCATATGTATTTCCTTCTCTTGGTCTACCACCTTTATTATCAACAATCTCTTGCTTCATTTTTTCAATCTCCTCCTCTACATTTTGTTGTTCAGGTGGATTTGCTGGGTCTTGTCCTTGCTGTTCTATTGATGTATGACGGAATCTATCTTTAAGGTCTAATATCATCTTAGCTCTTTCCATATCCATCTCATCTTCACTCATACTGAATACATTGTGATATACCCAATCGGTAGATAACATATTCATTCCTTTAATATCAGCTGCTAATCTAACTTTCTCACTCCAAAGATTTACTTTCTCTTGCTCATATATTGTAGATGAGTTAGTTAAAGTAAGTTGGAAGTTTGTCATTTCAGAATCATCAATACCTTGTCCAGCTAAGTGAACTATTGCAATCTTATATAATTCACTAACAACAGTTCTTTGAATTCTTTCAATAGTTCTAGCAAAACGAACATCCTGAGCTGCAAGAGTTGCTTTACCACTAATACCTTCTTCATATCCTAAGAATGCTTTAGGTATCTTTAATGCGCTAAATAATTTTGCTTTTAAGTAATCGATATCTTCAGTTGCAGTATAATCAAGTCCAGCTAAGTTTTCAATAGCAGTACCACTATCACCACCTCTAACAGGTAAGAAGAAATCTTCGGTAAGATTCTGAATATTGTATTTTAAGTTGTAATCTCCTGTTTCTTTATTAACAAATGGAGTTTTCTTCATTTTGTTAATAATCTTTTGCATATAGTTATCAACCTCTTGTGGGTTAATATTACCAATATCAATTTTGAACACTCTTTTTTCAGGTGCTCTCATAATACGATGGATTAACATCGCATCTTCCATTAGAGATAATTGTTTCCAAACTCTACGACCACCTTCAATCATTGCCTTACCATATGGAAGGAAGTTAGTATCCGATAACATACGGAAGTGAGCCATTTCATAGTTCTCATATTCCTTTTTACCAAATCTATCTAACTCAACTTTAAACTTAACATAATTTTGGTTCAATGGGTCAGTACCCTCTAATCTTTCAGTATTATATACAGAATAAGGTAATACATTTACAATACCCTTACCTTCTGCTATTTCCAATGCTAAAAAGAAATCACCATACTTAACTAAGTTTCTTACCCAAGGCCATAAATTAAATTCTATGTTTATTACATCATAGAATAAATTGTGAAGTATTGCACTTACATTTTCATTTGATGATTTAATTGATAATACATCACCAAATTCATTTTTTGTTGTTGATTCATCAGCGTAAATATCTAATGCCGATGCTATAATTGGGTCATTATCCATAGCATCATAATCTCTGAATAATTCTCTACGAACCTGATGGTATGCCATTGATTGTGCACCCTGATTCGTTTCGTTAAAAGACCTTTGTAACTTTGTATATCTATCTCTAAGATTTACGAAGTTTGTATTCATTTGGCGTTCATCCGTATCTACAACCTTACGTTTACCATCTTTGTCAACGGTTACGATAGCTTGGGTTGAGAATAACTTCTTTAACCTACCAAAAAAACTTCTATCATCTAATTCTTGTTCTGCCATAATTTATTATTAATTTCTACAAAATCCTATTTTGACATTATATAACATAAATATCGTAAAATATCAAAACACTACAACCATTGGGATAAATCTTCAAATCCATCTCCAACTCTCATTTTCCAAGGGTTATCATCCATACTATTTCCGCCACCATAGATACCAGTATAAGTATTTGATGTAATCCCACCTACTGCACTTTTAGTTAAATCAATTCCCTCTTGTCTTAAACGAAGTGCAGTATCTCTTACCCATAATCCAATTGAAAATGCCATTACCAAGTCATCGTTATAACCCTTCATAGCTTCTGCTCTACCATTCATATAGATAAATGTAAATAACTCATCTATCAAACGATTAGAACGAATTATAATTGATTTCTCTCTAAAGTAATCAGTTAGTTTAGATATGATTAAAGGTCTAGTCTTAGAAGTGGTTGAAAACCCAGCTACTAATCCTCTATCTTCAGCTCTATATTTATTTGTCATTTGATTTTCAGTATCGATATATTTTAAATCCTTACTCATATAGAATAAATTTTTATAATCTCTATCAATTACTTGCTGAATTGTTGCCCAACCAATGTTTGCATTCTCTATTACAAGTAATGCATCATTATATTCGGTTGAAAGTGCTACTAAGAAATTTCCAAAATCTTTAGTATCCACTTTACCTTTATATTCAGCTACTTGAGTTGCGTTTACAATATCAATTACATGGCAAGTAGAATAATCGGCCCCATCTCCTCTAGCAACATCGGCCACTACCATATATGATTTAGAATAATCAGCATGTTCCCATTTCCAAAGGTTTCCATCAAATCCACCTTTCTCTATTGGGTCTTGAATATATGTTTCTTTATAGAACATTAGAGTTTCCGGTTCAATTACAGTCTCACCAGAACTTACAAAGTCACAATCACATTCTTGTGCTGCTTTCTTTATCCCTAATAATTCTTCTTGCTGGTCTCTCCATTTTTGGTCTCTCTCAGGATGTACTGTCCAATGTAATCTGATTGTATTAAATGGATTTCTACTTTCCTCAGCTCCTAACCAAGTTTGGTGAAACCAATTACCCACACCATTAGGAGTAGATAATGCAATACAACTACCACCCGTTGAAAGCGTTGATTGAGCTGCCACCCAAATCTCATCGATATCATCAATGAAAGCGGCCTCATCAAATATTAGAAGTGATAAGGCTTCAGAACGTCCTGCATCAGGAGAACTAGCAATAGCTTTAATTTGAGAACCATTGTGTAAACGAAGGGAAAGCTTGTTATCCTCCATAGAACCTCCCTTAAGCCAACTAGGAAGTAATTCATGCATTACTCTTACCTTAGTTACTAAGTTCTTTGCAACATCTTGCTTTGTTGCAATAACCAATACGTTAAAATCAGTATTGAATATCATTTTCCAAAGTGCGTATCCAGCCGATAACGTTGAGATGCCAGTTTGACGTGATTTTAAAACTATATTAAATCTATTACCTGCGAATTGTGTTAGGGTCTTTTCCTGAAATGGGAAAAGGTGAAAAGGTATCTTACCTCTCACCGGATGCTGAATCATACAATACTTCTTCATAAAGTGAATCGGGTCTACCGCACACTTTTTGTATTCTTCTGCAATAATCTCTTTTAGGGATTTTTTTGGTGTTATAGGTGCACTCATATTAATTGTTAAGGGGTCTTACTAAATCGTAATTTTTATCTTTTAATTTATCGTAAGCCTCATTTCTTAACTTAGTAGCTTGTTCAATTTCACCTTCAAACTTAATAATTTCTAAAAGGATTTCTGCTTTAAGTTCCTCAACATCTCTCTCCATACTCCAACTTTCAATCTTACCATCTTCTTGAACTACTTCATATGTTTGTTTTGCATCTCTATAAGCTTGTTTGAATTGAGCTACTATATCATTACCATGCGCAATCATATTAGATGTAATTTTATATGTTTCGTAGTAACCCCACAATCCATCAATTTTAATCTCCGATTCTTTTTTTGCTAAACAAGTAATGCAATATCCAGTTTTAGATATCAATTTTTTATCAACTCTACCCGGTTTAATAGTTTTACATTCTTCACCTTTACAAGTGTTTAACTTATCTAAATAAGCTCTTACTTCGGCCATAGTATCACCCAACTCAGATGTTTCTATTTTACCAGCTTCTAATTGCTCCCAAGACCTACCATTATTATCAGTCCATTTTTCACCAACCTTATGCTTTATAATTTCTTTATCTGCTCCAGAAAATGATATTTGTGTATTTTTTTCGTATTCACCACCCGTCAATACCATATCCACCAACTTTCTACGGGTTGGGTGCATAAACTTTTTATTGAATTCCTTTGCCATATTACTTACGATATATTTGTATATATAAGTATATCAAAATTCAAAAAACGATTATTTATCGAAAAATATTCCTAAAATTTGATTTAGGGGTGCGAATGCACCTGTTAATTTGTAAGTGTTACCACCATAGACAAATACAATACCCTCATTTGGTACAATTTTATCAAATCCACCCAAAGCATTTAATCTTTGTAATTCTAATTTTAATTTTGCAATCTTCTTAGGGTCACCACTTGCTTTTACTTGGGATATTGTTGTTTCCAAACGTGCCACCATTTGTCTTTTAGCACTATCAGGGTTTGCTGTAAGGACTGATTCCATAAAGGATAATACATCCGCACCAACTCCTAAGAATATCTCCTCAAATCTCATTAGATTTTGCTTTGATATCTTTTGTTGGTCTTGCTTATCAGTTGTATCAGCCCAAGCTCTTATCTTATCATCAGTTATTTCTGCTATACGGAAACTCTTGTCACCAAAAGCCCATCTTTTAACCAATCCTATCTTTTGTTGATAATCTAATTTCTTTGCAGTCTTTTCTACAAAGTTAGTCCACCAAGCTTGGTGATAATCGGCCACACCATCACTATCTGCTAACTTAAACTCATTTTGAAGTTTAGTAATCATTCCTAAATATTTTCCTTGTAATTTAGAAAGATGTTCTGATTTAGGGAGTTTATTAATTGGAGGTCCCTGTATTGTGTACTTTGATTGAACATGTGCATTTACTTGCTTAATCATACCACCTAATATAGATGCCGCTTGTTGGTTCTCACCTACAATAGTTCCATCCATATCATAATCAAACGTACCATGAAATACTAACAGGGGTTGATTGTAGGGGATTACATTTACAGACGTTGGATATATTACTTCCAAATTCATAAACGAACTGCCATCCTTAAAAACCTTCTTACGTTGAGGTTCGGATAGGGCGCCGATTGCTTTAGATAAATCCTGCATAGCGAAGTTGTATGCATCAGTTAATCCACCTCTACCAGCAAACTTATCGGCTACTTGTCCTATTGTCATAGCACCTTCACCTTTGTTCTTTAGGTGTGATTTGTTACGAGCTGCAACTAATCTACCATTTACCCAACTAACTGCTAATGCCTGTCCATCAGTCTTTTCTCTTGCTAATTCTAAATCACCATTCAATGCTCTTACTACTATTTGTTTTAAATCGCCAAATGTAAGATTCATTTCAATATCAAATGGATGATTCATATGTCCATAAGCCCCACCTTCTAATAATAATGATTCGTTTACTGATTCTTTTTTCAAACTTCTTTTTTGTTGAATCAATTGTTGTATTTCTGAAAATAAATCTGCAATTTCTTTATTTAATTTCTTTTCATCTGCACTCATTGGGGATTCTATATCAATATTAGAATAAAGTTTTTTCTTTTTTATAATTAAAATATCTGCTTTTTTAAGTAAATCATTTTTTACCTTATCTAAATCTTTTACAATTTCCGATGAAGTTGCTTCTTTTACAGGCGTGTATTCATCACTATCATCACCATCCAATTTGGATTTTAATTTCTTTACATCTTTTGGATTTGGTGCTCCATTGATATATCCACCCGGTAAACTTAAACCTACACCAGCTCCACCACCCAATCCCATCTCATCTAATAGGTTATCAAAATCTTCAACTATTTCTTTAATATCTTCTTTTGAAATTATTGTATCTTTTTGATTATCAGGAAGTTCCCAAAATCTTTTAGGTTTATCTATTGCTTTATTTGGTTCGGTTTCTTGCCAATCTTCAATAGTGTGTGGGTCATCGGCTGGGTTTAATGTACTTTGTGTTACATTCTTAATTTTATAATAAGCTTTTCTAAATTGAGTTTCTGTATCTTTTGATTTACCTCTACCTCTCATTGTATCTGCTTTAGGATTGTCAATTTGCGTATATCCGCCTTGCTTATACCAATTTTCAGGTTTAGCTTTATTTAATATTCGTTTTTGTCCATCTGCCGTAAACGATGTATCAGGCTCAGCAGTTCCGCTAAATCCACTATTAGATGCAGCTTCTTTTAAGTTTTCTTTTTTAGGAATTCTAAATGTTGCTACTTTCTTACCATTGATTGTTGGCATTCCCCAATCATCAGTTCCTATTGTTTTTACAACTACTTTTTTATTTTTAAATCTACCCATTAAGATAGTATCACCAATTTTTACGTTTAGTTTAATTTCTTCATTAATACATTCTTTTAAACTCTTTAACTTAAGAGTGATTAATTTGAATATTTGAGAATCAAATTTTGGATATGCTTTTGTAAAGTTTTTCTTTCTATCATCCTCACTACCAGCACTTAACCAATAACGAACATCAGTACCACTAATTGGATTTGCAGTAGCCGGTGATGCGTACACATATCCTCTATCTAAATAAGGTTCGGTTATTTTACCTTTATATGGTGTGAAATATTTTCCACTTAATCTGTTTTGGTCTTTCTCACCAACTACAACAATCAATCCGGTTGTATCTGAATCATACTTATTAAGTATTTCTTCAGGTGCATATCGATTTTTAATATTAACGATTTTAGATGATGGTATCCCAAACATCTTCATCATTATTGCTTTTTTTTCTTTAAAATTAAATGGAGATTTTTTTGAATCGGTAACATTAGAAGTTCCGATATATACGCTATCCTTTCCGAATTTGCGTACTAAATTTTCATAAGTTGCATAATGGCCTTTATGAAAAGGTTGAAAGCGGCCCGAATAGACAACTATTTGTTTATCTATCGGAGCCGCTTCCAATAATATTGATTCCACTAAAAAATTTGTTAATTCTCCCATTATATAGTTCTTCCTATATAAATATACAACTTTATTCTTTTATTGTTGTTGTTGCTGTTGCTGTTCCATCAATTGCTTTCTAGTTGGTGCACCTGGTTGATATTGAATAGTACCCTCTTTCATATTAAGTCTACCTTGTGGATATTGTTCATCCAAAGCATCCATCATATCTTTTAACTGAAGATTTAATCCTTTAAATTCTTCATCTGATTGCTCAAGGATATCATCTAATCTAATTAATTCTTCTTGAATTTCTTTTTTTCTAAGATAGATTTCACCAAATCTGCCAACAAATTGACCGATTTCTGAATTTAAATCTTGAATAGATTTGTAAGTATCCTCATCGATTTTTACTGTTTCAATCTCAATTGATTGTTTTTGTGGAATTTTGTCTAACTCTGCCATAATTTGTTATTTATTTGTTTATATATATAAGTATATTGTTTTTTATTTTTTATAAGAATTTTTCCAATTCTTTTATTACCATTTCTGATGTTATTGATTTTGTACACTCAAATTGTCTATCCGTACCCTTATGGTCAGGACACCAATTCCAATCACCAGCATCCAATCTAAGCCTATTAAAGCATCCTTCACATTTACCCGTTGGTGCAGCTACTCTATAACAATCTTGCATTTCAGCCCAATCATATGAGAATCCACTAATTAGTACAGTTGGAACATTTAGTGACCAGCTTAACCAACTTAATCCACTACCAATTCCAATAAATGCTTTTGATTTTAACATTTCATCCATAACTAATTCCAATGGTCCGTTTGGATGTTGGGTTATTCCTTTTGGTAATTTATTTCCCATATAATCATCGCCTTCTTTTGAAAGTAATTTTACTGTGTATCCTTTATCCTTTAACCAATCAACTACATCTTGCCATCCAGTTGGGTTGTTCCAAAATTTAGATTGAGCAGTTCCAAATACACCAATACATATTTGTTTAAGATTTGGGTCTATATATGGATTTCGTTCTTTTAGCTTAGGTTTAACTTCCGTATAATCGATACCCAATACATCCGAACACATTTTCTGCATTGTTTGCTCTCTAAAATTATTTGGGTTTTTTAATTTATTAAATGTATCATCATCATTATAAAATAATCCAATACAATACATTGCGTATAAATCAGTAACATTTGTTCCGGGATTTACAAATTCAATCTCTGGATATTGTTCTACAAACATATCATTCATAAATGTAGATGTTACTACTTTGCATTTATGTTTTTTTCTAAACTCATCGACATATGGAAACCAAGATAAGGAATCTCCTAATGCTTTTGAATCCAATGCAATATATACACGCTTATTAGTTGCATTGTATATATATTCATACCACAAATTATCGTTTTCGTATATTTTTATTTTCCAATCTACAAAATATTCTATACTACATTTAGACCAACAATTGTTGGATATGGTACTTTCATACAAAGTAATACCAGATGCATTATCTATAAATTGAACTCTATATTGAGCTTGCTTTGGTCCAGATATTTCTACAAACGGACCTCTTACAAAATTAATATTAACTTTATTTTTAGCTTCTAATATGTTTTTTGTATTTTTCTTTAAATTATCGTATATCATTAATTCCAAGTTTTATTTGTTTCATCTAATAAAGAATATCCCTCCGCTTGCTTACTATACATTTTATTGGTAGTATATCTTGGTTTTGGGTGATGGTAAAATACATGATTAAACCAAAGGTCACCAACATCCCAACCACAATCTACAATCCTATCCATCCACCATTTTTTAGTTCTATTTGGAATTAAATAACAATGAGCTAAGTCTTGATTATGTGCTGTTTTTGAAAAAATATCATCTATATTTTCTCTACTACGAGAAGGATTATTTGCAAACGAAATAAAATAAGCATCATCTCTTTCAGAAAGAAAACATGCTCTATATACAGTTTCAACAAATTCTTCAAGTCCAGTATAAATGAATGCATCGGCTTCAAAAACTAAAGTATAATCATAGTTATTTTCATCAATAGTTTCCAATGCACCTCTATGTGCTAAATAACATCCATAGTGTCTACCAGTCATCCAACCCAATCCTGCACCCGGATGTAATTCACCCGGTGTATTTGTTGGGGATATATGCTCCGGTCTTCTACAATTTTCAGAAGGTGCCATTCCTTCATATGGTTTATTAACTATTGGCTGATAATTCATTCCATATTTAGATAACTGCTTTAATGATGCCATACTGATTCTTTCTCTAGTATCTTTAGGCTTTGTCATTAAATGTTTTATTTGTATTCTTGGTTTCTTTTTAATAAAACTACGAAATTCTTTTTCAACTTGTCCGTAAAAGTAATCATCAACTGCTTTTGTAACCGAATCAAATACACCATAATCATCACCAGCAATATAACCACCAGGTTTTACTTTATTAAACCAATTTCTAATATCACTAGTAACCGATTCATATGAATGGTCCGCATCTATCATTAGGAAATCTATACTTGAATTTTTAAAATTATTAGATGCGTTTTTAGATGTATCTTTTATTATATCAAATGAATCGTAATTATTAGATATGATTGTATTTTCAATAAATTCATAAAATATATCACCACTAAATGCATCAACAACAACCTTATCCAATTCAGAACTTTCACTACCTTTGAATGTATCTATTGTAGTTAATTTAATATCTTTTTTAGATTCTAATATTTTCTTAATTAAATGATTTGTAGATTTTCCAAACCATGAACCAACTTCAACAAATGTAGAATTAAATGGGGCGTTTGTCACCATCTTATCATATAATTCATTATAAGAAAACCATCCAGGTATTTCACCAAATGTTGGATTTAATGTATCTAATATAATTTTTTTAGTATTCTTTAAATCATCATCTATATAAGTAACCAATGGGTTAGCATCATATGTATCTAAATAAGTGTGTAGTTTTCTGAATATCGATGGTAGTTTGTAACTTAATGCTTCTTTAACTGATAATGGATTTAATTCTAATTTAGAACTAAAATAAAACATATCACAAGCTGCGTAGAAAGTATCAACATCATTTCGTTCTCCCCAAACAATACAATTATCCGGCTTATGTTTCATCAATGGTAACCAATAATTTTCGAAATTCATAGCTTGGTTTCCTACAAAATGAAATTTAATTTTATATTTTTCCAATTGCCTAGCTACATCAAATATTTCACCTTGATTTTTACCGGATGCAAATAATCCAACATTAAGTACATGCTTATACTCTGGGTCTAATCCTAATTCTTTTTGAGCTGCACTTTTATCAAATTCATAATTTTCAATTGGATATTCCCATAGCGTAGTTTCCACTCCCAATCCTTCAAATTTACGTCTACTCCATTCGGATACTAAAACATATCTATCAGGATGATAAATTATATCAGCGGTTGTTGTTAATGAACCATGTGTAGTTGCTACAATAAAATAAGGTCTATCTTTTCTAAAAATCTTATCTAATACAAAAGGGGCTAAATCAAATTGAGGTATTTCTTGAAAATGTATAATATCTGGTTTGAACTCATCTATTACATTTAATATTGCGGATTTATCATCACCTAATGTATGAACAATTGTTAGATTTTTTATTCTATTTTTTTGAACAACAAATGCATCCCCTCCGCTATTGTTTATTTCAACAACTTGGATATCAAAATCTTTTATAAATTCTTTTACCTGTTTATATAGGTATTGTGGTTGCCCTCCCGTAGATAAGTGAGGTGCAACATAAAGTAACTTCTTTTTAGACATATTTTATTAATTGTAACAAAGATACAAAATAATTACCAAACTACCAAATTTATTTTATTCAGGTGTTTCAAAGGTTACCACACCTTCCTCAAGATTAATTTCTCCGTTAGGATATTTTCTTTGTAAATCAGATATTGTGTTCTCTAATTGAAGACTTAAATTATCAAATTTATCTTCCTTTGCACTCTTTAAATCTTCCATACCTTTAATTTCGGCAGTAAATTCTCTAATTCTAAGAGAAATTTGCCCTAATTCAAAAATAAGTTGATTTGCTTCTTCTTGCGATTTTACTATCTTGTCTAATGTGTCTTGAGATAGTTTTTCAGTTTTCTTTGCCATATAACGTTAGTGTTTATATATAAATATATACTTTTTTAAAAAGGAGAATCTCCTAATAAATCAGTTGGCCATTTTGATTTCAATTCATCTAAAGTAGTCACATCTGATAAATCCATATCAGGTAAATCTCTTAATTGTTGTTTTTTTGAAATTATATCAGTAGTAGAACTACCCAATTCCAATGCTCTCATATACTGAATATCTAACTTAGGTAATTCATCTTCTCTAAATCTTCTAAGTTTAAATATGAATACGTTTTTTGCTTTTTCTATGTTTATTGTAAGTGACATAATTATTGGTTTTATTTGGTTTGTAAATATTCGTTCCATTCCGAATCACTCATACCAACCCCATCAAAATCATTATCAAAATCATATTCCATTGCTTCAAAAAAATCAGAATTAATATGTGGTTCTATTAATGAAAAATCAAGTATTTTAAACTTAATTCCATCAGGAACTACACAATATCCCAATTCCATCATACTCATAGATGGATTTGCTCTATAAGTGACACTTATTCTATTTTCTTCATTTTTGTGAATTACTACTTCCATATTATGTTTTTTTAATTATAAAATACTGCAAAATTTAATGCAAGTGGATTGATTCTATCTTTGTTATCTACCCTTATACAAGTTACTTGAAATTGTGTTGCTGATATTTGAGTTACCGCTACCTTTGATGGTTTATTCACATCATATGCAGTAGCTCCCTCACCATTTATACCCGTAACAACCGTATATGTTGAAATATTTTGACTAGTTGCTAATGTTACTACGAATTGTCCGGCTGTACCCGTATAGGTGATTGCACTAATACCAGTACCATATATGGTAGCGCCTGAATTTGGTGTTGTTATATATGCGTATGCTTTTACAGCTGCGGCATATCCAGGAACATAACTAGTATCAGAAATTACAGTACCATCTTTTAAATTAAGATTTCCTTTTACTAAAGTAGAATATTGTAATCCGGTAGTTATACCACCATTAGTACCATCCTTTACTTCCAAATATTTAGTATCACTCATAACAGCTTGAAATCCACCACCATTAACAACAGTACCAGCCGATATTCTACTTATATTTACAGTTCCACCAGGTTCCACAAAACGTATTGTTGCTTCAGAATCATCGACGGTTGTTAATACTGATGTATCTGCTGCGTATATTGATTTATTAATATATAATTGTATTTTATAAGAACCGCCAGATGTAAGATTTCCAGATGTAACAGAAAAGAAAGATGGGTCAGTTAAATATGTAGTTTGGTTGTTAAATGTATAACAATATGGTGCGGAGTTATGTGATATTATACCATTTGATACATAGTTTTTATTTTTATCAACACTAAATGAATAAACAATATTTTCATCTACCATTTGTTCTACATAATCAACTATTTTTAATTCAGATATGTTACCAACTTTAACATAAATTTTACTAACACCTTGTATTAAATCCCTAACAGTTATTTCATTTGTTTCATTATCTGCCCAAAATGTGTGAGTATCGGATACTTTTAGTTCAATACCATCGACCACCACTTTATAAATAAATGGTGTAGTTCTTGTTCGTATTTGTAAAATAGTATCCTCTACAAATGATACACCATCAAAAGATAATATTTTATCATTTTTATTTATTTCATTTGCTAATTTAGTAGAACCATCGTACATTGTTATTTTGGTATCACCTGTTACAGAAACAGGACCATACCCTCCACCACCTCCACCACATTCATCAACAATAGAACCAAATGCTGTGGCGTATTTGGTAGTACCATAAGTTAATATACCATTACTTGAATCAGTTACTACTAAATTAAATGTTTGAATTGCATATGCATCGCCGCTAGCGAAAGAATATGAATCATTAACAGCTGGGTCATATGTATATGTTGCTAAATGCGTACCCCCACCAGCTGCCGCAGTAAATGAAAGTAAATTAACAAATTGATTATCTATTAAATCGTTATCTCCATTTGTAGTTGTTGTTTGATATATTGCTGAATTTGGGCCGGTTCCTGATGTTGGTGATGGTTGATTCGATGATGGTGCTGGTAGAGTTGATTCTGTATTTGCTATGAACCTAGGGTTACCGGAAGTATCCAAAACAGTTATAGATTCTGCTGCAGCATTTAATTTAATTCTACCATTTGATGATTCTAACGAGTTTGCATCCAATTCCCAAGCACCAAATGATGCTTCAACGGATTCCAATTTTCCTCTAAAAGAGGCATTACCACTTGATTGTATTGCAAAGCCAGGTGCTCTAATAGCTCCGTTTGATAAATCAATAAATGTACCAAACTCAGAAAATGGAGCTGCTTCAGCTGATGCTGAATAGTTTGTTGAAGTTATTAAATTTGTTGCAACCATATTCGTTACAATAGAACCAGCACCTATATATGTTACGGCACTTCCACTATTGATTTGGTCAATTGCTGCCATTGCACCCAATGAACTACTAAATGCATTTATTGCGGTTCCTGTATATCCATTTGCTGAGGATATTGCTGCCGATTCTGCTGCTGCAGCTGAACCACTTACTCCGGTTTGAGTTGCTGCATCCCCACCAGTTACCGTAATAGAACCTTTTATTTGTAAATCAGTACCGGTCCATTTAAGATGCCTAGTATCACCCGAATTAACCAATGAAAATCTAGGCATTAATGAACCACCACCTAAATCATAAATACCTTGCCATATACCAGCATTACCATATCCAATTGTACTATATTGCCCAATTGCCATATATGGGTCAATACGTCCTCCAGCTAATACAATGTTTGCAAAAGCACTACCAACATTGTTACCAACATTAATTGTATTTTTTACAAATGATTCTTCAAATATTGCAATCTTAGCTGCCACAAAGAAATCCTGTTGACCCAAATATTGCCAATGTTCACTATCAGTTCCAATAGCTGGTGGTACTTGTTTTCCAACTTTATTTGCTAATAGAAGTGCTCCATTATCATGCTTTTTATATGTAGTTGGTCCACTACCACTAATTGCTGCAAAATAATGAGTTGCTCCACTACTTCCCGTTGGGTCTGGATATATAACTGCATCTCTCCTATATCCTATCGTTTCTACCGAACCACTATAATTTGTATATTCATTCCACTGTCCTCTCATTACAATACCAGGACCAGTAGCACCTTCATATTGAATTGCTAGAGATTGTGTTTTAAATACTTTCTGCCTACCATTTTCTATATCGATTTGATATACAATAGTTGCGGTTGAATTTGTTTCAGGAACAGTCCATGCTGTAATGTTTCCGATTAATGCTTCATCTATTACAGTTGGTACAATACTACCAGATACCAATCCACCAGCTAAAGTAATATGTCCTGATTTAGAAAGTATAGTTACTTGATATTCACCCAACGAACCAATTTCATTACCAAATTGGTCTAGCGTTTTTGCACTAAATGAATTTTTATGTAGTAATGGTTCATCGCCTTTAGTTGCTTTGATTGTTGTACCAGTTCCACTAAACGTTATTTGTCCAGAAACTTTATAAATAACTGAACTATTTTCATTTGTTAATATTACATTATATGCCTGCCCTCCCGCTTTAATACCAGCTATTGTTAATTCGGATTCTGCTCTAATTGGTGCAGATACGGAAGAATTACCATCTCTAATTTTTACTTTCCATGTAGCAGTTTCACCGGGTGCAGTTGCATCCCCACCACCGATTTCAACAAAATCATCAGCTTGAATACCAGTATAATCTGTGTCATCTTTATAAAATTGATACCAAATCGCTCCAGTTGTATTTGTTGCAGTTGCTGTTAAAATAATTGGGTCTAAAGGTGATGTTACAACACCATCCCCATCAAAGTTTACGGTTTGAGATGTTGCTGATAAACTTACGTTTCTTGCATTTGGAACAGAAACATTTTTTGTAAATGTTTGAGTTTTTTCAACAACCGATGATGTATATTGATGACCAGGTCCTAACGAATACGGATTTATAACTACATTATATAATGCACTTGCCGATACATATGGATAATCAAATCTATTAAATGCAACAGTTCCAGTATCTCTTGATGATGATGATATGGTTCTTAATTGAATATTTTGTGTAGTTATATATTTTACATCAGATGCTTCTTGTATTCTAAAAGTTCCAGGTAAGTTTGATTGACTTGTAAATGTTAAATAATCTTGCCCCTCTCTAACCTTTATAGTTGTATTTGCAGCAGAGTAACCAGATGGAGTTATGTAACCTACTTCATCCGCATTCAACGTTGGTGTCAATGGACTTATTATAACTTCCAATTGAGGAGGTCCATCTAATATTTTTGTGTAAAGTTGTACTACACTTTGAGTATATATCGATGATGTATAATACGGATGAATTACCAATGGGAATGTTAAACTACCACTTAATGCACATAATCCAGATGATGCACTAACAATCATAGATGATGTATAGTTATTATCAAAATAAACCAAACCACCAGTTATGCTTGATGATAATATTGATTCTTGTGCAATATAAAATGTTCCAGATTGAGAAATACTTCCCGTAAATAACAAATATCTAGAGCCTTGCTTTAATCTAATATCAGTAATAGATTGTTCATAACTAGCCACTTCGCCTTTAGCGTTTGCTTTAAGTGAAACAGTCAATGGATTAACTTCAAATACAATACTTTCATCACCCGGCTTTCCATCAGGAACAATAGTAAATGTTTTATCAATTGTTGATTGTGCTAAAGTATATGGTTCAGTATATGTAAATGTTATTGTTAATTTTTTACTTTGTCTATTTGCTAAACCCAACCCATCAACAGGTCCAGCATTTATAACATTTTTATTTTCATCAACTGCTGTTATTGCAATAGATGCAGTATAGCAACTTTGAGTTGTATAGTACATCCAATATTCAGGAATAAAATCTTTGTTAATTGACATTGATGGATATACCTGAAACGATGCTGTTACATTTTCTGCGTTACTACCTCTTAATGTAAATGATGCCGTTGCAAAAGTAAATGATGGAGTAAATACATTACCATTTCTAAAATTAATATTGTATATATCCGTATTATATGTAATTACACCAGTATCCAATCCATCTTGCAAATCTTCCAATATAATAGATGATAACACAGATGATGAAACTGCGTAAGCAGGTCCAGATGCGGCAGATGCTGATGATATCAAATATACCGTTCTTCGTTTATCAATTGAATCTCTATTAAATACTGCATTATAATTTATCTCACCACTACCTAATGAACCTGATGTAAGGCCTTTAATATATCCACTTGCCGATGCTTCATATAAATTTATGAACTTTTCAGGAGTTGAATAATTTAATGAACCTGTTTTTAAAATATGTAATTGTATTGATGGCCAGCCCTTTCCAGGTTGAGTTGTACTACTTAATTCAATATCGTTTACACCATCAATTCTAACCGCTTGTACTTCAAGTGAACCTGTACTACTATTTCGTATTTGAGTTCCTCTATACGGACGTATTAGGTGATTAACACCACCAAATCCATCTAATACTCTTGTGAATATAACGGTATCGGTATATCCTTCGGTTTCACCTGTAATTTTTACAAGTTGTACTAATTTATCAATTCTAGAACCGGTAAAATTACCAACAGTCATTGTTGGTGCATCGGATGTAATATCACTTAATAATCCGGGATATCTTCTACCAGTAAATGATGCAGTATAATCAGAAGCAAACAATTCATTACCATCAAAATCAAAAGATTGAGATGTATAAGTTACCGAACCAGTTAATAAATTTTTTGCTACCGTAAATCCAACTACCGTTGGTGGGATTGGCTGTGAACCAGAATCAAATTGAAAAATAAGATTTCTAGGATTAAATACAAGTCCCTTTTGTAAATTTTGTAAATTACCACCATTAAATGTTTTTGTTTCTTCAACTAATACAGGTATGTAATTGTTATTAACATCATAGAACTCAAAACGATAATCAAATGTTTCAACTGGTAAACTTCTTGGAACAGTTTGTATAAATGATATCTCATCAGGAGAGAATGATGTTTCCTGTGCTGATGTAAAACTTATATTTGCAAGATGCCATCCACTTCCAACAACTTCAAAATACAATCTTGCATTATCAATTTCATCAGCAATTAAATTATCAGTAGATGTTGTTTTTTGTAGAATGATATCGGAAGCTTCTATGGTTGTTATTGTTTGTTCAACTCCAACAGTAGATACAACACCATTATAGGTAGATGTCTTAGAACCACTTAAAAATGCTCTTAAATAATTAGCAGATGGTTGGTTTGGTGATAATCTAACATTAAAATTCAAAGCATATTCTTTACCAGCCGATATATCTATTGATTTTGTTGTAAAAAAATATTGAGGAGTACTTGAATTAAGTCTTACAGAATCATATAAATAATTTTGATTAAATGTAGCTGTTAGAGAATTTGATGATGTAATCCAATAGTTTGTAATTACATCACTTGTAAATAATCCATAATAGTCTTGATTGCTTGTTTGTGATTCCAAATCAACCAATAATTCATTTGTTTCTAATCTAACTTCTTGTACAAATTCAAAATCACCAACTTGTGATTGAGATTTACGAAATATTTTAACTCTATTTACATCACCAACAAATGTTGTTAAATCGGTTAGTTGTATTTTTGCAAAAGAACCTGTTAATGCAGTTGCTATATTATCAACACCTTCCAAATAATTAAAAGATGCAGTATATCGTTGCGATGCAAATGATGCCACCAATCCATTTTGAGTATATGGTTGGGTTATTAATAACTCATTTTTATTAATTACATCAGAAATTACTCCTGTAAATCCTAAATCAGTCAATTCAATATTGCTACCTATCATAGAACCCGTCCATGCCGTACCATCTGTTGTAGTTAATTTATATGATGTTGGTAATTTAAAATCGGATATTGAAGTTGCTTCCGTTGGTATAATTGGTGTACCTCGTACAAATCCTTTATTTGTTACATTTGCAAAAGTTGTTGAAAATAGAGGTTTTACTATTTCGGTAATTGCAACATTAGGTCTTCTATAAAATCTTACTTTATCGGTATTTACTGCTAATCTATTTAATGAAAACGTTTTTTGCCATTTTACATTATAGTTACCTTTCCAATCTTCTGGTATATCTAATACAACTCCACCACTATCTAAATATGTTTTTAATTCTCCTAATATTGTAATAGTTGCTTCTCCAATTGGAGTATCTTCATAAACATATACTGCTATTACTTTTGATGTACCTTCATAATATTCAGGAGTACCATTTCCAATTTCATGGTAAACAGGATTTCCTTCAACATCTAACACTTGAATTTTTATTTCAGTAGTCTCCATTAAATGAGAAGAACCCTCAATAAGAAACCCGTTTTTACCACCAGTAAATACATCTTTAAATTCTGTTACTTTAAAATATTTAGAATTTGCGTCAGTATCTAATATAAATGTAGCATATGCACTTAATGGTTGGTTATATGTAGTTCCGTATTTTTTTAATCTTGCCATGTATATTTTCTATTATTATTAATAAATATTGGGATAATTTTTTATCCTTATAATTATATATAGAAAACTAAAGAAAACTAAAGAAACGTTATGAAGAAGTATGCAATGATACAAATAGATGCTGAAATACATCAAGCATTAAAAGAATTTTGTAAAGAGAAAGGATATAAGATAAATGGGTTAGTAGAAACCCTTATAAAAGAAAAGGTGCAGTCTTTGAACAAGACCACACCTAAAAATGTATTACCGGTTACTAGAAATTAATCTTACTAAAACCATCTACTTTCTTAATTTCAATAAGTCCATCTACTATATCTCTCATTTGTTCTAAGTGAGAAATAACCCAAATGAAATCAAATTGAGTTTTAAGATACTGCATCATCATAAAGAGTGATGATAGGTTATCTGCATCCAATGTCCCAAATCCTTCATCGATTACTAAGAAGTTAGGTCTAGGTAGGTTGCATATGTTAATTAGAGCCACTCTAATCGCTAATCCCGATATGAACTTCTCCATACCACTACACATCTCTAAAGCCCATTCCTGGTCTTCGTAAACGATTCTAGCGTTAATGTTTTTTCCATCCGTATCCATTGAGATTGAAAAATCTACCACTTGTCCCAATATGTTATTCACTTCGTTTTCAATTGCTGGAAGTGCTTTGGATATTAACTCATAGGGTACACCATCTTTCTTAACTGCATCTAAGTAGAATGTATATAATTGGTTTTTACTTTCCAATTCTTTTACTTCTTCCATCTTAGCTACCATATTATCAATATAGGTTTTTGTTGCACCTACTTCTGACATTAATTTCAACATTAATTTGTTCACATCTGATATTTGTTTTTCAACACCTTGCTTTAATCTACGAACATTTTGTATTTGAATATCTAATGTTTGATTCTTTGTAATCGTTTCCACATTATCATTATATCGTTTGATATCTGCGTTTACAGTTTCTTTTTGAGTTTGTAATAATTCAATTTTAGAATCTGCTGTTCTGATATCCGCTTCTAATCGTTCTCTAACTATAACCAATCGTTTGTACTCATCGGTCCATTCTTTCCATCCTTTGAATTGGTCTTCTACACCTTCCCAAGAATCTAAAGTTTGTTGAATACCCGTACATTGTATAGTTGCATTTTTAACAAACCCTTCCAATTCAGGTAATGCTTCTTTTGCTCTCATTGCATCTTTAACAAATTCATTATCGCAACAAAATTTACAATTTGGGTCATATTCATGCTTATCCAAATGATTAATCTTTTCTTTAGCAGAATCTAATTGTGACTTTACTATTGAATAAGTTTTTTCTGCTTCAATTAAAGCTTTTTGTTCTCGTTGGTAATTTGAATATACAACTTCTATACCAATTCCATTTATGGTAACTTTAGAATCAACCATTTCTTTAGCTTCCCTAACCAATTCCTTAGCTTCAGTATGTTTTTGTATCTTATCGAATTTAGTATCTCCCCAAGTAGTTAATTCACCATCAATCTTTTTAACTTTACGATTTAGTTCATCAATATCTAAATTACCTTGAATTGGAACTATTTGTTGAGATAATCCTACAATTTGTTCTTCTAAATCAGCTTTACGAGTTTCCAATTCCAACTTCTCCGAATCCAAACTATCATACTCCTCTCTCTTTGAATTCAAGTCGTTTTCTTTTTGGGCTAATTCCGAAGTGAAGTCGGTCTTTCTGAAATTTCTGATAAGTGCATTTACATCTTTGATATCGTTGGTAGCAGTATCATACAGCTTATCAAATATATCAAGTCCCATAAACTGAGCCATCAAATCTTTCCTTTCGGATTGTGATTTATCAATGAATAGTGCGTTGTTAGCTTGTAGTGAAAGGGCCGTCATAATGAAATCCTCATATCTCCCTACATAGGTTTCAATGATTTGGTTTGTATCCCTACGTTCCGTTCCATTAAGTGATTCCCTACCACTATCTCCCTCTCTCCAAAAGTCCACATCTACTTTTACGTTCTTTCCTTTGTTAATTGTTCTTCCCTCTCTACGAATACCATAGATAACTCCATCTACGGAGAATTCTAATTGGCAATGGAAATCTGATTTACGATTGTTCATAATAGCAGATGCTTTGTAAGCCCTACTACACTTATCAAATAAACAAAATGAGATTGCATCAAATAGAGATGATTTACCTTGTGCATTTGGTGCGAATAATCCCATCAATCCGTTTATCTTATCGAAGTTGATTACATTCCTCTCTCCGTATGAGAACATATTACTGAAATCAAACTTAATTGGTTTCCAGCTTATGTTTCTTTGTAGTTCTGATGGTTGTATTCGACTATTAATGTCACGATTTATTTTCTCTATTCCAGCTAAGTCCTCCTTTGTCACAAATGGCATCATACGTTCAATATACTCACCAATTAAAGAGTTTTGATGGTTTATATCAGCTATGCTATCTACTTCCAACCTTGCTTCTCTATCGTTGGTTTTCTTCTTATTGAATGTATCCGTTCTAATGATTGTAAAATCTTCCACACCATACTTTGCGGTAATATCAGCCATCATTCTCTTTGTATCTGCGGTATCCGTATTAGTTATTCTCACTCTTAAACGAGGGTATAACGGCATATCAGTTACATCCGGCACAATACCACCATCAACATCTAAAGTGTAATAACCATAATCGTTTTGGATATCAACTTCCTCATAGGTCATTGTATCTAAATCCCAAACTAAGAATCCGTGCTTGTCTAATGTCTCACCGAAGTTTTGTTGTACCAAAGAACCAGCATATACCACCTTACATCCGCTTGGTGATATCATCTCTTGTCTTTTATGGATATCTCCTAATAAGGCTAAATCATATCCATCAAATATTTCAGTTGTGAAGTGTCTGCTACTAACCACATAACCAACATCGGTTGTAGAGTTATCAACAGGTCCGTGAAATAGTGCAATCTTCTTATTACCAAATAGAGTATTAGCTTTTGGCCAATTATCTTTGTTATCAAATATACTGAATACTGCAAAATCAACATCTCCGATTCCGTAAACTTGCGTATCTTTTAAATACGTTAGGTTTGGTAACTTTAATGCATCAACGATTGGAGTAAGTACATCCAATCTATCTGAATTATTCATATTACAATCGTGATTACCAGCGATTACAATAGTAGGACATAGTTTGTTACATTCCGTAAACAACCAACTAATCTCACTTACTAATTCAGGACTCATTTCCAATTTAGCATGAGCGATATCGCCAGCTAAGTAGATAATAGAATCTTCCGTTCCTCTCTTTTTGATTTCTTCGAACATTGAGTAAAATACTTCTCTAAACTCTTTGTGTCTTTTGATATTACGGATGTGTATATCCGCAATGTGATAAATTCTTTTTAACCTCATATATTATTTAGTTTGGATAGAACTAAGTC